CGGCCGAGAATGCCATCGACGTCGAACAACGGGTTGGCACCGATTTCGTAGAACACTTCGCGGAATGCCTGGCCGGGGACGCCGATTTCGCGCACGCGGCAGGCGCGCGGATCGGTCCAATGCAGCGCCGCCACCTCAGCGCGTTCGTTGCGCTGCGCGATCCAGTAGCTGTTTCCGCTGTAGAGCAGCGAGCGGATCAGGTGCACCAGGAAATCGCTCGGCGTCTGGTAGCCGTTCGGCGCGCGCAACAGCCGCGCCAGCGCCGACGTGGTGATCGTCTCGGTGCCGCCGTTCTCGAGCTCGGCGCGGTGATAGCCAGGCAATTGCGCGATCGCGCGGACATAGGCCCAAACGCACGCCTCGACGATCGAGCTTGCCGGCGCCTGCAGCGGGTCGAGATCCATCTGCCAGTAATTGAGGTATTGCCCCCACGCCGCCGGCAGGATCCCGCCCGAGACGGTATAGGGCCCGGGGTGATAGTTGCCCTCGCCGGCCGGGTTGGCCTTCTGGCGCGGCGTGATCAGCCGCGCCAGGGATTGCATCAGGCCAGGCATTAGCGCCTCGCAGCCCCGCCAGCCCCAGCCCCGCGCGTCGTGTAGCCGCCAGGCTTGTCCTCAGGCTCGATCGCGCGCCGCCGTGTGACACCGCCCTCGGTCTCGCCCTCCTTTGGCGTGCCAGTTCCCTGCGCCGTGTCCCATTGCGCTTGTGCCCAGGCGTGCGAAGCGTCAACCGCCGCCTTGCGATCCTCATCGCTCAACGGTTCATGTTCGTAGATCGCCTCGCTCGGATTGCGCGCCCAATGGGCATCGATCGCGGCCTGGCCGTCGGCCGCGGTCATGGTCAGGTGCTGGCCGCGGTATGGCCCCATGATGGCTTCGACCATCACGTTGCCCTCGGCGTTCGGCACCAGTGCCTGCTGCTGCGCGGATTTCCGTCTTTCCTCGTCGGCCTTTTTGCGATCGTCCTCGGCCTTCTTGTTATCCTCGATCCGCTTGGCCTCGGCTTGCTTGGCGTCGGCTTGCCTCGCCTCGTCTGTCTGTCTGGTTTCGTCAACCATTGGCTATTCCTTTCGAGAAATGCCGGCGCCCGGGATCGAGCGCCGGCACGTCAACGCATTCACCAGGAGACGGACGCGATGGTCTGCACCATGCCGGTGCGGCGCATCGCCCATGTCACGTACAGCGACATGCGGATCGCAACCGCGTCGGTTTGGAACAGCGAGCGCATCGGAACGGCAAGCACGCCGGATCCCTGCGCGCCGGTCCCGAGCGCGAGCGGCGAGGTATCTTCCTCGTGCAACGTCGCATCGGTCGATACCGCGAATTTCGGCGCGTCGCCGTTCGCCGTGGCGAAATCTGCCGCGTCGACCGCAATCACGCGACCGGCCGGGCAGCTTGCCGAGACGATAAAGCGGACACCGAACTTGGATCCGGCCTCGGTGCGATCGGTGAACAGGAAATCACCGGTCGTGGTTTGGGCAAACCCGAGCGCGAGCGCCTGCGCCGGGTTCATGATGATCGCGATGTTGCGGCCACCGCCGGCCGCCACGATCGCCGCGATCAACGCTTTGAGATCCGCCACCATCGCGGCGGTCGCCGGCGTCGCCGCCGAGGCGGTGATCGGCGTTACACCGTTGAGCAGGCCGGCCGGGCGCACACCGACCGAGGCCGCAACGTTGTCGATCAGATAGCCGTCGAGCGCCATCTGGGTATCATCGCTCATGGCCTGGCGGATGATCTGCTCGATCGACTGCGGCGAGTAGGTCGCCATTTCCTCGGTGAACGTGGAGATGACCGACATCTTGGTCGGCGAGAGGCTCACCGTGGTGAACGACGCGCGCTTGACCGGCTTGGCGCCGCCTTCCGCCGTCCAGTTGCCGGCCAGGGTCGGCGTGTTGGCGCGCACCGGAATCTTGAGCACGCCGGCATTACCGAACGTATAGCGCATGCCCATTCCGGCGAGCTGCAGATAGATCGAGTCCGCGATCAGCCGATCGAGGAACGGCATCACGTCGGTTTGGATCAGTTCAGCAGCCCAGGTCGCAACCGTGGTGTTGGCCGGGTTCACCGCCGCGCGCAGCACCATCGAGGTGATTTCGCTTTGGCTGTGCACGCCGGAATACATATTCCGCAGGGTTTGCCCGATGTCAGGCTCGTGCGCCGCCTGCGATTTTGCCCAGGCCGCGAGTGCGCGGAACTGGTGATCGCTCGGCTCGAGCTTCTTTTTCGGCACGGCGGGAATTCGCACCGGCTCGACCGCTTCGTTCTTTACCGGATTGGGCGCCAAGATCTGGCCCGTCAGTGCCGGCATTGTCGACGCGGCCGTCACGTCGCCGCGGGTTTCGCCGTTGAGCAAGGTTCGCTCGGCCTGCTTGTGACCTTCGAGCTCGGCCTTTGCGGCGTTGATTTGCGCCGGCAGTTCGTCGCGGTAACGCTTGGTTTCGTCCTCGCTCATTTCGGATTTACCGGCGAGATCTTCGTAACTGGTCAGCAGTCCGTTCAAGGTTTGCTGCGCATTCTGGATTTTGTTGGCGATAGTCGTCGCGATTGACATGATCGAAACCTTTTTGGTTTCGAGGGATTTGGCGAGCTTGCCATGAGCCGGCGATGATCGGTCGAGGTGTTCGTTTGCAGGCTTGCTGAACACCTCGGCGAGCAGATCGCGCGGGAGATCCCTGGCAACTGCCAGGGCATTCGGATTCGCCGGCACACTCACCAGCGAACACTCGAGCAATTCCGATTTAGTGAAACGGAACGGCCCGAAATCCTTGTTGGCCTCTTTGGTCAGCGGCTGTTTTTCGACCGGCCGGAATCCAACCGAGACGGTGCGCAGGATCCCTTCGCGCACCAGGTCGCGGATGTAATGCGCCATCGGCCACTTGTCCGACGTCGCCCATTGGATCCGCCCGACGAGCTGGCCGCCCTTGACGCGCACATCGGTCCACTTGCCGACGATCTGATTGCGGTCGTGATTGAACAGCACCAGCGGATCGCTCTTGAGCCGATCGAGCTGCCAGCCGGCCGGCTCGACCACATCGCCCATGCGATCGATCGAGCCGTCCGACATGACAAATTCATCCGGCTCACCGCCCGGAGGCGGTGCCGAGCGTTGCTGATAGTGCATGGCGATGGTCCTGCTATGCGATCTGGCGGCGCCGCCGACGTGCGAGGGCAAGCAGACCGCCACACGCCGCGATCAATCCCGGAATGCCGGCGCCGACGATCGGCCCGGGCACCGCGTTCGGCACCAGGAAGAACGAATCGGGCCCATCGTTTGCGCCCGAGATCCGCGCATAGAAAATCAACTGATCGCCGAGCTGAATGTCGCTGCCGAGATTGATGTCGAAACCGGACAGCGTGTAATCGGGGAATCCGGTGCCGTTGTTCTGCGACGGGATCAAAGCGCCACCCGGCTGCAGCAAAGAATACTGCGCCAGCACCGTGTGCTGCGTCAGGTTTAACAGCGCGAATGCCTCCAGCGTCTGCGGCGTGCCGGTGTCGTTGACGTCGATGCCGATCGAGAACGTCAGGCTCGGATCGCCGGTGCTGGACAGGTACGCCCGCAGGAACGATCCATCATAGGGCAGGCCCACGGTGTCGACGCCGGGATTGCCGCCACCCGACACGTTGGTCGAGAAAAAGATCGCATCGGAAAGATTGCCGGAATTTTTAAAGTTGGTGTAGCCGAACGTGGATGACTGTTGCGGCTGGTTGTCGCCGCAGATGACGCATTGGATATTAAGCGGTTGGTTGCCGCCCGGCACCGTGGATTCCAGCGTCAAGGTCGTGCCGGTATTAGTCCAGAGCTGACCGCCGAGAACGACATCGGCCGAGGCTGGGCTGGCGAGCGCCACAAGCGTTGCCGCCGCCAAAAGATATTTTATCATGGCGAATATTCCTTCGGTTGGGGGTTTCATGCGATCAGTGCGGCCGGCTCGATCACCGGTGACGTCGAGATCTTCATCGCGCCAATCGCCATCACGGCAGCGACCGCGACGTCGATGCGTCCATAAGCTTTCGACTTATCAAGCTTGCGATTGTCGGACGGGTCGCGCTTGATCACGGCGTTGGCAAAGCACCAGCGCATCAGCGGATGATTGCCGTGGCGGATCTGCCCGTTGGTCGCCAAGTGTGAAAACGCCTTCACCGCCGGCGACATGTCCTGGAAACCTTGCCCCATCGGCTCGAGCGGCAACGCGATGCCGAGCCGCGCCAGGTCTTGCTTGAACCGCTTGATCTCCCAGCGATCATAGTTGATCTGCCGGATGTTCATGCGCGATGCCAGGTCGGCGAGCACCGCGGCAATCCAATCGTATTCAATCACCTTGCCCGGCACGGTAATCAGATAACCGCCGCGCTCCCACGCGTCGTATGGCGCGCGGTCGCGTTGGGCGCGTTCGACCAACGTGTCGGCCGGCGTCCAGGCAAACGGTTTGAGATGCACCACACCATCGTCATCCTCGGCCGCCAACACCAGCGCGGTCAGGTCGGTCGTCAGCGACAGATCGAGCCCAGCATGAACCGGCCGCCCGTCGGTAAAGATCGCCTCGTCGATCGCGCCGGCGCCGGCATCGTAGACATCCGGCGACAGGAATGGCGACTCCGCGCGCACGCGCTGGTTTAGATAGTAAACCCGGATGCTCGATTCCTCGGCCGGGATCTTGATCGCGCGCTTGATCGCGCTGCGCATCTCGACCAGATCGCGGAAATCGCCGAGCCCTGGATTGGCTTTGTGCCATTGCCGCTCATCGGTAATGGCCGCGTTCATCGGCACGCTATAGACGTGCGAGACGAATGCCGGATCGTCTATGATGCCATCACGAATGCGCGCACCGTAATCGATCAGCTCGGACAGGATATGCTGATCGTTCGGCGCCTGCGTCGAGATAATCATCATCAGCGGCTCAGGCTGCGAGCCGGCCGACGTCATCAGCGCATCATATAGCGTGCGGTTCTTCGCCTGCGCGAGCTCGTCGTAAATCACGAAATCGAGCCCCATACCGAACTGCGCGCCGGCCTCGGCCGAGATCGCCTGATAATAGGAACCATCATCGCGGTGCACGATCCGCTTGACCGAGTCGATCACCTTGACGCGCTTGCTGAGCCAAGGATTGACGCGGACCATGTCGCGCACAAAGCGAAACACTAGGCCGGCTTGATTGCGCGTCGTCGCCGCCGAGACGATCGTCGCGTTCGGCTTTTTGAACGGACCGGCCAGGTGCGCCAGCAAAAGCACCGAGGCGGTCAACGTCTTGCCATTGCGCCGCGCCACCGAAAGAATCGCCTGGCGCACCGCGCGTTTACCGTCGTCCTGCAGCGGATTGTAGACCGCGCGGATAAACTCGATCTGGAACTTGCGCAGCCGCAGCGGCGTGTTCACATGCGGGCCCGCCGGCACGACCAACGCATGGGCGAATGCGATCGCCGCGCCCGATGGCTTGCCCCAATCGATCTTCGGCACCTCGAGCTCGGCATAGAGCTCGCGCTGGTCAGGCGTCAGTTTCGACATGGAATCCTGGCTGGACATTCGCACAACCAGCGCACCAGCACCGACCAGTAACCGAGATCGGCGACCGGCAACCAGCCGAGCGCCAGATAGTCGCCCAGCACATCGCGCACCACGTAACGATAAACGCCATCAAGCGGCAGCATCGGCGCGCGCCTGGATCCGCTCGGCCTTGCGGCCGGTGAAATTCTGCCACCGCTCGACCGTGACGTCGCAATACGCTGGCGAGATCTCGAGCGCATAACAGGTGCGCTCCGTCATTTCCGCGGCGATGATCGTGGTGCCGGATCCGATAAACGGATCGTAAACCGCATCGCCGGCGCGCGAGTTGTTCTCGATCGGCCGGCGCATGCACTCGACCGGCTTCTGCGTCGAGTGGCCGGTGTCGGATTTCAGGTGCTCGATGAACCATACCGTCGACTGCTTGCGGCCGCCCATCCAATGCCCGGTCTCGCCTTCGCGCACCGCATAGTCGATCAATCCGTGCTCGAGCTCGGCACCGTCCTGCGCGGCATAGAAAACCGGCTCATGCTGCCAATGATAGTGCCCGCGCGACACCACCGGCCTGGTCTTCACCCACACGATCTGCGCCCGCACATGAAACCGGCAAGCATCGAGCGAGGCTGCGACGACGGCGGCATGTAGGCCACCGTGCCAAACATACGCGACTGCACCGGGAAACAGCGACCAGGCCGCGCGCCAATCGGCACGATCGTCGTTCTGCACCCGGCCATGCGCCGGCCCAACCATCGCACTTAATCCCGCACGTGCGCGCCACTCCGCGTCGTAGTTCACGCCATACGGTGGATCCGTCACCATCAGATGCGGACGGGCGCCCTCGAGTGCGATCGCAACATCGGTCGCATTCGTCGCATCACCGCAGAGCAAGCGGTGTGGCCCAAGCTGCCACACATCGCCCGGCTGCGTGATCGGGTCCGCCGGTGTCTGAGGCACCTCATCAGGATCTGTCAGGCCAGCGTGACCGCCGAGCAAGCGCAGCAGCTCGTCGTTGGAAAATCCGACCAGGCCCTGCAGCTCTCCGAGCGACTGCAGCTCGGCCGCCAAGAGCTGATCGTTCCAGCCAGCATTGAGCGCCAGCTTGTTGTCGGCGATCGCCAGCGCGCGGCGCTGCTGCTCGGATAGACCGGCCAGGCGGATCACCGGCACCAGGTCGAGCCCGAGCTGGGTTGCCGCCGACAGCCGGCCATGCCCGGCAATGACCGTGTCGGCCTCGTCGATCAATATCGGATTGGTCCAGCCGAACGTGCGGATCGAGGCGGCGAGTTGTGCAACCTGTTCCGGCGAATGCGTGCGTGCGTTCCGATCGTAAGGCCGCAGCGCCGCGAGCGGCAGATACTCAATTGCGAGCTGGGATGTGCTCATCGCCCCAAGGCTTCCCATGCGGGCCCAACAACCGCGTCAGCGGGTCGTCTCCCTCGCCACCGCTATCCGGCGCCGTCAGCCGCGTCCGCGCCAACGGCGACAGCCCGAGCATCATGCCGCATTCCTGCATCTCGTCGGACGCGGCCTGGCGCACCAGCAACAGCGGATTGCGCACCGGCTCACCGCTAGAGCCACGGGTCAGCAGTCCGCTCTGATTGATCGCGATTGTCGTCTGCCTGAACGCGGCCCACGCAATCGACATGCGCTCTAATGCCTGCACGTCCGCGCGCGACAACAGTGCCTCAGGCAATGAACTAACGATGTCCTCCCAGCGGTCGTGTTGCTCGGCTGTGAGGTGCGCCGGCGCCAACGGGCGACCGATTCCAGAAAATTCCCGCGGAATTGGCGTGCGACTGCGGTTGCCCTCGAGATCTCGGATCGTTGCCGGCTTGCGGGGACGGGCCACGGACTAACTCGCCAGTTTCCCGAAAATTCGCGTGCGAG